GATGAGTGAAGCAGCGGCTGCGGCCGCACCAACCGACACGGCGGCCGCGCCTGCTGCTGCCTCGCCCGCAACGTCCCAGGCGCCCGCGGCGTCGTGGGTGGATGCGCCCACTGACGCCACGCCGGCCAGCGCCGCAGCCCCCGCATCCGATGCCGCAGCGAAGCCCGCCGGCACGGATGCGGCCGCAGGCGAAGCGAAGGCCGAGGAAGCGAAACCGGAGCGAGTTGCCCCGGAGTCCTACGAGTTCAAGGCGCCCGAGGGTGTCGAGCTGAACCCGGCCCTGCTGGGTGAGTTCGAGGGCCTGGCCAGGGAGCTGAACATGCCGCAGAACGAGGCACAGGCCATCGTCGAGCGCATGACGCCCAAGATCCAGGCACGCATGCAGGCGCAGCAGATCGAGATCATGGCGCAGGCCCGGGCCGACTGGCTGCAGCAGATCGAGTCCGATGCCGAGATCGGCGGGGCGGCAAAGCAGGCGTCTCAGGCCAGCGCGGCAAAGGCGCTGCACCAGTTCGGCACCCCCGAACTGCGCGCGCTGCTCAAGGACTCCGGCCTGGAGGCGCATCCCGAGGTTGTCCGCTTCTTCTCTCGTGCAGGAAAGGCCATCAGCGAGGACTCCTTCGTCTCTGGCCGCCCGCCCACCAAGTCCACCGCTCAAGCCCTCTACGGGGCGAGCAACATGAACCCCTGAACGGAGCCCAACTATGGCAACGATCTCTTCGGCAACCATGCCCACCCTGGCCGACCTGGCCAAGCGCATGGACCCCGACGGCAACATCGCCAAGGTCATCGAGATGCTGGCCCAGCGCAATCAGATCCTGGATCTGATGCCGTGGGCTGAGTGCAACGACGGCACCGGCCACAAGACCACCGTGCGCACCGGCCTTCCGACGGCGGCGTGGCGCCAGTTGAACTACGGCGTGCCGTCCAGCAAGTCGGCCACCGTGCAGGTGCGTGATGCGACCGGCATGCTGGAGACTTACGCCAAGATCGACAAGGCGCTTGCTGATCTCAACAACAACTCTGCGTCCTGGCGCATGAGCGAGGAAACGCCGTTCCGCGAGTCGATGAATCAGAACGTCGCCTCGACGCTGTTCTACGGAGACACCCGCGCGAACCCGGAGCGGTTCATGGGGCTGGCGCCGCGCTTCAGCGACTCCACCGCCGAGAACGGCCGCAACATCATCAAGGGGGGCGGCAGCGGCTCCGACAACACGTCCATCTGGCTGTTGGTGTGGGGAGATAACACCATCCACGGCCTGTATCCGAAGGGCAGCCCGGCCGGACTGCAGATGCGCGACCTGGGAGAGGACACCGCCAGTGACGGAAACGGCGGCGAGTTCCAGATCCTGCGCACGCACTACAAGTGGGACTGCGGCGTCAGCGTGCGCGACTGGCGCTACATCGTCCGCATCCCCAACATCGACGTGTCGGACCTGACCAAGAACGCATCGGCCGGCGCCGACCTGCTGGACCTGATGGCCCAGGCGCTGGAGGTGGTCGAGGATCTGAACATGGGCACGCCCGCGTTCTACGGCAACCGAACCATTGCCAGCTTCCTGCGCCGGCAGATCGTCAACAAGGTGGCGTCATCCACCCTGTCGACGGGCGAGGTGCTGGGCCGCAAGGTCATGATGATGGGCGAGGTGCCCTTCTACAAGACTGACGCCATCCTCAACACCGAGGCGACGGTCGCCTGATCGAAGGAGCACACCATGTACATCGACAAGAACCTGCGCTTCTCCTCGTCCCAGGCCCTGGCTGGCGCCAGCGGGACCGCATCGACCGACCTGCTCGACCTGGGTGCTGATCGTGATCTGACGGCCCTGGGCCGGCCGCTCTACGTGGTCGTGGTTGTTGAGGCCAGCGGCGGCACGTCGCCGACCTTGCAGGTGATCCTGCAGACCGACGACAACAGTTCGTTCAGCTCGGCAGCGGCGATCTACACCGGCCCTGCGCTGGCCCAGGCCACGAACCGCGCGCAGATCATCCCGATGCCGCACGAGAACGAGCGGTATCTGCGCCTGACCTACACCCAGGGCGGCACCAGCCCGACCGCCACGGTGTCGGCGTTCATCACTGACAGCCCGCAGGCGTGGCAAGCGACGACTGACGGGATCTGACCGTGGCTGGCCCCGTTGAGGTGATCGCGCTGCGCCGGGGCTACTACGGCTCTTTGCGCGAGGCCGGAGAGACGTTCTTTGTGGCGTCAGCGGCTCACGTAGGCAGTTGGATGACTCTGGTTGTCCGGCCGGCTGAGGCCGCTTCCCAGGCTGCAAAGCCGGCCCAGCCGCCGCGCAAGACCGCGCGCTGAAGCGCTGGTGATCTGACCAACCAAGGGGGCCGCGCGCCCCCTTCTTTCATGGAGCGCCCATGAGCACCCCTGTCGACATCTGCAATCTCGCGCTGGCCCGGCTTGGTGACGAGGCCAACGTCCAGAGCATCAGCCCGCCGGACGGATCCACGCAGGCGGCCCTGTGCGCCCAGTTCTACCCCCTCGCCCGTGACACCCTGTTGTCCATGCGGCAGTGGACCTTCGCAACCGTCCGCGCCCCGCTGGCGCTGCTGGTGGGTGACACATACCACTCACCATGGGCCTACGCCTACGCGCTGCCGAACCAGTGCCTGGCGGTGCTGAAGATCCTGGAGATGGACGCCCCGGATGATGTGGCCATGTCCGGTTCGGTGACCGGCCAGCCCTACCGTGTGGAGTCGCTGGGAGACGGGCAGGTGGTGGTGCTGACCAACGTGGCCGATGCTGCTGCCGTCTACGCCCGACGGGTCGAGGACACAGCCAAGTTCAGCCCGTTGTTCGTCGATGCCATGTCGTGGCTGCTGGCGTCGTATCTGGCTGGGGCGATCATCAAGGGAGACGCCGGGCGCACCGCATCTCGCGCCACCACCGAAGCGTTCCAGCAGGTGCTCGGTACGGCGTCTATGCGAGACGCGGCGCAGCAGTACGTGCCGGCCAGCGTGTCGGCCTCCTGGATCTCGGCGAGGGGCTGACGATGGCGCAGGTTCGCACGCTGTCAAGGGCGTTCAACTCCGGCGAGATCACGCCGGAGTTGTGGGGGCAGATTGACAAGATCCCCGCGCAGACCGGATTGGCCCGGTGCAGGAACTTCCTCGTTCTGCCTCACGGCCCGGTGGCGAATCGGCCCGGCACCGGGTTCGTGCGCGAGGTCAAAACATCCGCCCGCAGGGCTCGCCTGATCCCCTTCGTGTTCTCGCGTGATCAGGCCTTCGCGCTGGAGTTCGGGCACGAGTCGCTGCGCTTTCATGCGCTGGGGTCGACGCTGATGTCCGGGGCGGTCCCTTACGAGCTGGTCACCCCGTACCACGAGGCCGACCTGTTCGGCTTGCGCTACGTCCAGAGCAACGACGTGGTGACGATCACCCATCCCAACTATGCGCCGCGCGAGCTGCGCCGCCTGGGGGCGACATCGTGGGCGCTGTCGGTCATCGGATTCGGGCCGACGCTCTCGGTCCCGGCGTCTCCTGCCGTTGTTGCGTCCGGGTCTGGGTCTACGACCTACTCCTACGTGGTCACGGCGGTGGCAGAGTCGACGCTGGACGAGAGTTTGCCGACGGCTGCTGTCACATGCGCCAACGACCTGCTGACCACCGGAAACTTCAACACCATCAGCTGGACCGCGGTATCCGGGGCGACTCGGTATCGGGTCTACAAGGCATCGAACGGCCTGTTCGGTGGACTGCACGGATACATCGGCGAGACCAAGGGAACCACGTTCCGGGATGAGAACATCGCGGCTGACCTCGGATACACACCTCCGGAAGGGGCGGCTCCGTTCGGTTCGTTGGGAAACTACCCTACGGCATGCAGCTATTTCGAGCAGCGGCGCGTGTTCGGCGGCACGCTGACTGCTCCGGCCAGTGTGTGGCTGACCAAGAGCGGGACCGAGTCGAATATGAACTACTCGATCCCGGCGCGTGACGACGATGCGATATCGATGCGCATGGCGGCTCGGGAGTCGAACGCGATCCAGCACATCGTCCCGCTGGGTGACCTGCTGGCCCTGTCTGGGGCGGCCGAGTGGCGCATTGGCAGCAACGAGGGGGCAGCGCTGTCGCCGTCGAACCGGCGCGTGCGGGCTCAGTCCTACGTCGGCGCTGGCCAGGCCACTCCAGTCGTGATCGGCAATGCCGTGGTGTTCTCGGCGGGGCGCGGCGGGCACATCCGGGAGTTGGGCTACAACAGCGACGCGGGCGGCTACGTCACGGGTGACCTATCGCTAAAGGCCCCCCACCTTTTCGACAACTTCGACATCGTGGACATGGCCTACCAGCGCTGTCCGATGCCCGTGGTGTGGTCGGTGAGCACCACGGGGCTGATGCTCGGGTTGACCTACGTTCCGGAGCAGCAGGTCGGCGCTTGGCACTGGCACGACACCGGGGCGTCCGGAGCATTTGAGTCGGTGTGCGTCATCCCCGAGGGAGACGAGGATGTGCTCTATGCCGTTGTCCGGCGCACCATCAACGGCGCGGAGGTGCGCTACGTCGAGCGCATGGCGTCGCGCACCTTCATCGACCTGTCCGATGCGTTCTTCGTGGATGCCGGCGGCACCTACTCCGGTGCCGCAACCACGACCATCACCGGGCTGACGTGGCTGGAAGGCCAGACCGTTGCCGTGTTGGCGGATGGAGCGGAGCACCCGCGGCGCATGGTCACCGGCGGGGCGATCACGCTGGACTGGCCGGCGAGTAAGGTGCACGTCGGCATCCCCATCGAGGCCGACATGATGACGCTTCCGGTCGCAGTGGAGGCGCAGGCCTACGGCCAAGGCCGGGTGAAGAACGTGAACCGCGTGTGGATGCGTGTGCACCGATCCGGCGGGATCATGGCGGGGCCTGAGTTCAACCGGCTGACCGAGCTGAAGTGGCGTCAGGCCGAACCCTACGGCTCACCTCCGCGCCTTGCGTCCGACGAGGTGAGCCTTGCCATTGCCGCTGGATGGCAGTCAGGCGGGCATGTCTGCGTGCGGCAGTCGAGGCCGCTTCCGCTGACCATCGTCAGCATGAGCATGGAAGTCGAGATCGGCGGGTGAGCCGCGCCGTCCTGCTGCCGCCATCGCCTGCCGCCGTCGAGTGGGTGGCGACTCGCCTGCGCCGGGCGGACGTGGATGAGATGGCGCTGATCCACGGCGTCGACGCGGATGACCTGTGCGTGCGCCTATCGCTGCTTCGGGCATCCGTGGCGGCCAGCCGGGCGGGAGAGTGCTGGGCGGCGCACGACGCAGCGACCAGCGAGCCGGTGGCTGTGCTGGGGGTGGCTCCAACCAGCTGGATCGACAACGAGGCGGCGCCTTGGCTTCTGGGTACCAATGCGCTTCCGCGCTACGGTCGCGACTTGGTGGCGATGGGCAGAGACGCGGTTGCGGACTGGTCGCAGCGCTGGCGCCTGGTCAACCTGGTGGACGCTCGAAACACCGTGGCGGTGCGATGGCTGCGCCGCGTTGGGTTCGATGTCGGCGCCGGCCCGGGCCTCGTGACCTTCCGACTTGGTGCGCGTGTGTAGGCCATCGGCGCCCACCATGCGCGCATGTGCACAGCCAACGCAGCGCTCGGCGCTCAGGCCTTCGGAGGGGCGGCCCAAACCGTCGGGTCGTACTACGCCGCCAGCGCCCAGCGCGCTCAACTCAGGGCGCAGGCGGACATTGCCGACATCCAGGCGCGCGGCGCCATGGCAGCCGGCGAGCGCGAAGAGCAGCGGCTGCGGCTGGCAACGGCGGGGCTGAAGGGCAAGCAGCGCGCCGCCATGGGCGCCGACGGGGTGGACATGACGAGCGGCAGCGCGCAGCAGGTCCTGAACACCACCGACGTGATGGGCGAGGCTGACGCCAACACCATCCGCTCCAACGCCATCGGGTCCGCCTGGGGCTACCGCACGCAGGCGGCCATGTCCCGCGCCCAGGCTGACGGCATCAATCCGGGTCTGACGGCGTTGTCCACCGGGCTGGGGGCGGCTACGCAGGTCGCCGGCAGTTGGTACCAGATGAAGAATGCGGGGCTCCTGACCCAGCAGAGCCAGGGCGGCGGTGAGCTGGTCGGCGGTACCGGGCTGCGGGCTCGCTCCGGCGTGTGGGGGGGCAGCTGATGCCAGTCGTCCCGACCTACGACAACCTGCGCACCAGCGTCGCGCCGATGCCGGGTCCGCAGGTGGGCCCGATGGATGGGCCAGCGCGGCAGTCCGCTCAGTTCGGCGAGGCTGTCGGCCGTGCCGGCGGAGCGCTGCAGTCGATCATGCTGGACGAGCAGCAGCGGGCCGACCAGACCCGCATTGCCGACGCCATGAACCAGGCTGTGGCGGCTCGCCTGCGTCTCACGCACGACCAGAACGACGGATACACCCGGCTGGTCGGGCGCAGCGCACTGGAGCGGCCGGACGGCAAGGGGCTTGATGAGGAGTACGCCGGCCGGCTGAAGGGCGACATCGACGCCATCGACGCTGGCCTCGGCAACGACCAGCAGCGGCGCGTGTTCCGCCAGCAGGCGGGCCAGATGCTGGTGCAGTTCGGCGCCGATGTGGCGCAGTACCGCAACCGGCAGCACACCGCGTACCAGATCAGTACCGCCGAAGGAACCATCGCCACGGCGCGCGACATGGCCAGCCTCGAATCCGGCAATCCTGGGGCGGTGGCGCAGGCTCAAGGAGCGATCAAGGCCGCGGTCTACGAGCTGGGCCGGCTGCACGGCTGGAGCGCACAGGAGACGCTGGCGAAGACCGTCGAGCAGCTGAGCCCGATGCATGCGTCGGTGGTGGCGTCATCCGTGGATGGCGGCCGGCTCGACTACGCCAGGCAGTACATGGATCAGGTCAAGGCTGAGTTGACGCCACAGGCGCGGCAGCACCTTGGCAAGGTTCTGGAGTCCGGCGACTTCGAGGCTCGCACGCAAGGCTTTGCTGATGACCTGTGGTCACGGTTCAAGGGCGACGTTGGCGCAGCCATGACAGAGGCCCGGAAGTCTCTGGGCGGCAAGGATGAGGACGCCGTTGTCCAGCGCCTGAAGACGTTCGATGCTGAACGGGTGGCGCTGCGCGAGCGCGGCCAGAAGGATGCAGCCGACGCCGCGTGGCGCGCCTACGCTTCGGGCGGCATCGGGCGTGTGCCTGCGTCCGTCATGGCGGCGATGGACGGGCGCGACCTGGAGGCCCTACGCCGGGCAGCCAAGGCCGACGCCGAGGCGGCCCAGCAGCAGCGCGAGGTGAAGACCGACCCGGCCATCTACTACGCCCTGAGCATGGGCGCAGCGCAGGAGCCTGGCGCGTTCAGCAAGGAAGACCTGCGGCGCTACTTCGACCGCCTGTCCCCGGCTGACCGGAAGCACTTCATGGATCTGCAGGCCAAGACGGTCAAGGGCGACGGAGAGGCCAAGGACATCGCCACAGCCACCCAGCAGAAGGATGCGATGGTCAAGGCGCTGGGACTGAATGGCGAGAAGGCCGGCTTGTTCATGCAGGCGGCGGACGCGGAGATGTTCGCGGCGCAGGAGCGCAAGGAATCTCCGCTCAACCAGCCCGAGCGACAGAAGGTGCTCGACCGTTTGGTGCTGCAAGGCGAAACCCCGGGGCGAGTCTGGGGCAGCAACACCGTGCGCGCCTACCAGGCGCAGGCCGAGGGTCGCGCTTTCACGCCCACCTGGAGCGATGACCAGACGGCAAAGGCGAAGGCGGCCCTCAAGCGCAAGGGAATCGCCTCGCCGACTCCGCAGCAGATCGACGCCACGCTCAAAGCGGCCTACGGCCTCACCCAATGATGCTTTCTGACAGCCAGTTTGACGCAGCGGCGCAAGCCGTTGTGCAGCCAGACACCGACCCCATCGACCGCGCAGCGCAGCAGGTCGCGGGGGATCGAAAGACGCAGCTGCGGGCAAGCCTATACAGCTCGCTGATGGCCAATCCTGACATGGCGGCCCGTGCGCAGCGCCTGGGTCGGAAGACGGGGCTGCCGGGTGATGTGGTGGAGCGCAATCTGCCCGAGGTGGAGCGCAGCGCGGCGCTGACCGACATCGACCGCGCGCTCGAGGGGTCGCCCCTGCTGGCTCAGTGGATGGCTGACCCGAAGAACGCCCGCGTTTCGCACGACGACGTGCCCCAGATGGGCGCCATCGAGTCGGCAATCCGCTACCTCGTGAGCGCGCCTGGTGCGCCGCGCGGCGGGCTGGTGGCGGACGTGTTCAAGGCTGGCCGGGCCATTGCGTCCGGTGCGCCGTCTGCCTCTGCCGGGCTCTACGGCGCGGCGGCGGCCCCGTTCGAGGTGCTGGGGCTCGACACCATCGGCCAGGCGCTGCGCGGCCAGCAGAAGAACGCGCAGGCCGTGTCCGACTCGGTGCGCGGCATGAGCCCTGATGCGGGGTTCACGGAGCAGTCGCTAATGTCAGGCTTCCAGTCGGCCGGTCAGAACCTCATCATGCTGCCGTTCGGCCTTGCTGCCAAGACGCCGAACCTGATGCTCGGAATCATGGGCGCGGTCACGGGCGGCCAGTCCTACGGCAAGGGACGCGATGCTGGGCTCGACCCGGCGCAGGCTGCGGCGTTCGGCATTCAGGATGCAACGGCCGAAATCGTCACCGAGCGCTTCCTCGGAGCGGCTGGCTTCCTGAAGAACATCAAGGCCGGCGCAAGCGCGGGAAAGCTGTTCGCCTACGAGGTGTTCAAGGAAGTGCCGGGCGAGATCGGCGCGACGCTGTGGCAGAACTTCAACGAGTTGGCCAACGTCAACCCTGACAAGAGCATCCACGACTTCCTGAGCGAGCAGCCAGCTGCGATCGCGCAGACCATCATTGCCACGCTGGTGGGTGGCTCGGTGCAGATCGGCGCCATCAAAGGCATCGAGGCGGCAGTAGGCAGGGCGCAGCTGGCCGAACAACACGGCCAGGCCCTGGCGGACGTGTCCAAGCTGATCGAGGCCAGCAAGCTGCGCCAGCGCGACCCGGAGGCCTTCGCCACCTTTGCCCAGTCGCTGACCGAGGAGGGGGTGTCGAGCCTCTACGTGGACGCCCGCGCGTTGCAGCAATCCGGCGTCGACCTGCAGGCGCTGGCCCAGGCCATGCCCAGCGTGGCGCAGCAGATCGAACAGGCGGCGGCTACGGGCGGCGATGTGGTCATCCCCACCGCGGAGTTCCTGACGCAGGCGCCTGGGCAGGAGTGGTCGGCCGCGCTGATCGACCACGCCCGCACCGGGGCCGATGCGATGAGCCCGGCCGGCGCGCGGGAGTACATGCAAGCCCACGGTGAGCAGCTGCAGGAGGAGATTGCCCGCACCATCGAGCAGCACGCCACCGATACCGAATGGCAGGCTGGGCGCGACGCTGTGCGCGCTGACTTCCATCGCCAGCTCGACGAGGTTGGCCGCTGGCAGCCCGAGGTGAACCGCCAGTACGCCGCCCTGCTGGGCGACTACTACGCGGCCACTGCGGCGCGTGCAGGCATGACGCCGAAGGATCTGGCCGAGCGCTACCCGCTGCGCATCCAGGCGATGGCGGCGGGTGGGGCGGTGAATGCGATGGAGCAGGCTGGGCCTGTCGTTTATCGAGGCCGCACAGGCACTGGCCCGCTGCGCATGCGGGGCGGCGTCGCCTATTTCACCGACAACCGGGCGGCGGCCGAAAGTTTCCCACGCCAGAGAATTGAAGAAGAAGGCGCCGATGGGTCCGTCAACGTGATGGAGGCCAGGCTAAACCTGCGGAACCCAGCAAGCGAGGCGGATATTGAGAGGATCGCGGAGCAGGAGGGAATCGACCTGCTGCATCCTGACTACCCAGTGGCATACCTTGATGGGTCGCCTGACCTTGTGGCGGCGCTGAAGGCGGCGGGATATGACGGCGCAGTCGGGACGGACGGGCGGCCAGACAACGGGCGAGAGATCAAGTCCTACGCAGTCTTTGACTCATCGACGGTTGAGGCGGTGCTGAACCAATCCGCCCGCCTCCCCGACACCTTCGACCCCGCGAACCCAGGCATCCTGAACCAGAACGCCCGCGGCCAAATCGCATTTGGCCCAGACATCACACAAACGCCCAGCGTCATCAGCCTGTTCGACGGGGCCGATTTCTCGACGCTGATCCACGAGGCCGGGCACTTCTTCCTGGAAGCGCACATGGACCTGGCTGGTCGCATCGCCGGGCGCATCGCCGATGGCGAGCAGGTCAGCGATGGTGAGCGCGGGATCGTGGCGGACGCGAACCGCCTGCTGTCGTGGTTTGGCCTGCAGGACACGCCAGAGCTGTCGGCGCTGGACCAGTGGCACACGATGACGCTGGACGAGAAGCGCTCGCATCACGAGAAGTTCGCCCGGGGCTTCGAGGTCTACGCCATTGAGGGCAAGGCCCCGAGCCTGTCGCTGCAGTCCGTCTTCCAGCGGTTCAGCTCCTGGCTGAAGAACGTCTACCGCTCGATCACCCAGCGGGCAGCTGAGGATGTGCTGCAGGTGAGCCTGACCGATGAGGTTCGACAGGTGATGGACCGC